TAGTGCTGAGTGCTTGGTTTGATGTTTGAGCGCTTGCTTGAGGATCGACTCCCCCTACCGACTCGATTTTTCTGTAATCACTATCAAGCACTGGTTTGGCTGACCTTGATTTTAAAAACCAAATCGCGAGGCCAAGTATCCCCGGCAAAGTGGTTATATAAATCAACAGATTTGAGATGATTTTTTCGTCTCGAACTTGCAAGCCTAAGAGTACGAAGGCCATGAATTCATTAAGTATCCCCATCAAACCAAGGCCGACACTAATGCATGCGGCGTTGAGTAAAAGCTTCTGGACCTTACCATCAACATTAGCATTCAACTTACGCTGAGCAAAAAACGCAGCACCAAATGCAACTAGGCCAGAAATGCCTCCTGAGATGAGCGCGCCGGAACTGTTGATTTCCATTTTTTAACTTGAAAAGTATTGTAAATCGTTCTCAATTTTCCACGAGACGCTTCGCATGTCAATCAGGTTGCAACTGGGCTTGGCCATCATCCCTGCTAGGATGTCCGATGAGCAGCAACTGCGAGGCTAAGGGTTATTCGAAAATATCTTAAAAAGCACACCCCCATGTGTGGATAAAAACTAACTTGATGAAATTCAAGATGCATATGCGAGGGGAGAAAAAGGGTAATTGATCCAATGCGGATCTGATTCCAAGACACAATTTAGTAAATTAATTGGTGATTGGTTTAAATCGATGTCAATTTTTACATTGCTATTAAGTTTTTCAATTATTTGCCTTATATTTTTATCATGAATTATCATCATAAAAATTTCATTTGAGTAAGAGTCAATATTAGTGCGAAAATTCTGATAAATTTTAAAGATTGCGAAAGTGATACCAAAAAGAGTAGTTGAATTGTTATTTTTTAATGCCTCTGAGTATAGAAAATGAATTTTCACTGCAAGATGATTGAAATGGTTATTAGTTAGATGCTTCCCAATATCTAGACATAAAAATTTTCTAATGCAATCAATTTGAATATCAGTCCCTGGAATTTGACTCCCGCCAGTACAAATTCGTGAAACTAACATGTTGATTGCATCAGACTCTAAAATAGAATTTAAAATTAATTCATCCCGCGCCAGGAACTTATGAATTATTATTATTTCTCTTGCGGGAAAATCTGTAAACTGACCTTTAAGAGCATATTTTATTATGTTTTTAATTTGCGAGGTAGTGTTGTCAATGGTGCACCAAATTTTGGAAACCTCCCCACTAGTCCTTTCGCGAGGTAAATTTTGATAATATGAAGGTAGTTTACTTTTAAGTCTATCGGATATGTGAAAAAGTTGGCCTTCTGTAATACAAAGTAAAAAAGTAAGCGTTGCATCATTTATGCAACTCAATTCATCATTTGTGAATTTCCCGTCATTTTCAATACAAAAAAATCGAATGGGTATTGTTCGATTGGAAATAATTGTGGCGCAATTGTGACCAATCATTACCAATTCCTTATCGAATAAATTAATTAATTGGCTCCGCAAATCATTTATGCCAAAGCTTAGCACATCCTTGGCAAAAGGGTTGCCGTATGATAAATGAACCGCCCTCCAAAACGGAAGTCCAAGATATTTCAAATCATTCGAAGATGGTAGTTTCTTTAGCCTTTCTTTTTTTTGATCAATACGGGCTTGCTGGTGATTGATTATCTCTTTGCCTTTTGTATTTGGATCATCCGCCAAATCGGGAATATATTTAAATTCATAATGAACCAAAATGTTTTCATTTTTCAAGGCCTTTCTAATTTTCTCAATTGCGGTTAAAGGGTCTGCGCTAAAAAACTCTCTGTTGCTGGAAACCCTATACGCTCGTAATTCTTCGTGAACGATTTTTTCAAAGCTCGATGGGTTATCAATCAATACTTCATATGCCACTTCGAAAGGCGTAGGGACTCCCGTAACAAACAACTCGTCAGCCCTTGTTTTTGGGTCTCTTTCGGAATAGCCGATTTTTATAAACGCAAAACTGGGATTGGTTAAAACATATACATACCCTTTGACAGCCATTTGCAATCCTCAATTCGTCATTGAACTATGTGGTTTGTTGATTAATTATGCAGGTATTTTTGACATAGAAAAATAGAAAAAAATAGTTCTTGACCAATGCCAAAATATCTGGCAGGATAGCGCTTCCTGAGAACGATTCAGAGACGCGGTTTGCCTGAAGGCAGGCCGCGCCGTCAAAAGTCACCAAGCCCGCGACAGCGATGTCGGCGGGCTTTTTTGTTGCCCAAACCCTGTCAACAAACTAAGTCACCAGGCGCTCGGCCTTTAGGTGACAAGGCCCGGCAGGCCCGCGCAGCGATGGGTAAATCGTAGCCACCAACAGCCCCGTCGCATCAGCGCCGTGCCTCCTTCGGCCAGCGGCGGGGCGTGTTGGCTTTTTGAATATGAGCAACTCCTGGCGATCAGACAAGCACAGCAGCAACGAGCGCGGGTACGGCGCGGCCTGGCAACGGGCACGCGAGCAGTTCTTACGCTCCAGTCCACTGTGTGTGATGTGCAGTGATGAAGGCAAGACGACGGCAGCTACCGTGGTCGATCACATCAAGCCGCACCGGGGTGATGCTGAGGTGTTCTGGGATCAGAGCAACTGGCAGCCACTGTGTAAACCACATCATGACAGTGAGAAGGCCAGGCTCGAGCGCGGCAACCGTGTGAGGGCCAAGTTCAACTCGGCGGGGCGATTGATCTGGTGAGTTGATTTTTTTTGTGCGGAAACGCACACAGGTTGTTCGGAACCACACAAAGATTGTGCTCAAACGCACAGACAGGGGAGGGGGCGTCAAATCTCTGGCGCGCCAATGTCCCAGACCGACGTAGTTCCTTCGTTTTAACGCAAACCCATCAAACGACGATATGAAACGCACCCGCTGTGATTCAGCGGCCAGTGCGGTCAAGGCTATGGTCAACGCCGCCTTGCCCCCGCTGCCGCTCCCTGAGCACGTCCAACTCCGCGAGGGAGACCAACCATTTTGGGATGGGGTCCTTCGTGCGCGCGCGCGAGACGAGTGGACCGAGGCCGACCTGGTGGTGGCCGCTCAACTGGCCCGCTGCCAGGCTGACATCGAGCACGAGCAGCAGCTACTCAACTCCGAAGGGTCGGTGATTGAGAACGCCAAAGGCACTCAGATCATGAATCCGAGGGTCACGGTACTCGAGCAGCTCTCGCGTCGCGAGATGGCACTGATGCGCACGCTGCGCATGGGTGGACGCATTGCAGGGGACACCCGTGACCAACTGGGCAAGCGCGCGATCGAGCGCAAAGCCCATCAGCTACGTACTGAGCTGGAAGACGACGGACTGCTGGCGCTTTGACCAAACGGAAATTGACCCGTGGTGAACGGGTCTGCCAGTTCATCGAGACCTATTGCGTGACCCCAGAGGGGCAGCACATTGGCAAACCGATGAAGCTGGAGCCGTTTCAGCGCAAATTCATCCTTGAAATCTACGATTCCGAATACAAAACGCACACCGCGTACCTGTCGATTGCCCGTAAAAACGGCAAAACCGGCCTGATCGCTGCCATCTTGCTGGCCCACCTGGCGGGGCCAGAGGCAGTGCAAAACAGCCAAATTGTGAGTGGCGCTCGCTCCAAGGACCAGGCGGCTGTGATATTTGAGCTGGCGCGCAAGATGGTTGAGCTGTCGCCCAAGCTGAGCCAGGTGGTGCGAGTGCAGCCCTCGGGCAAACGGCTCATCGGGCTCAATCGCAACGTCCAATATCGCGCCCTGGCGGCGGAAGGCAAGACGGCACACGGTTTAAGCCCCATCCTGGCCATCCTTGATGAGGTGGGGCAGGTGACTGGACCGACGGATGATTTCGTGTCGGCAATCACGACAGCTCAAGGGGCGTATGAGAACCCGCTACTGATAGCCATTTCAACGCAAGCACCGACTGACGCGGACCTGTTCTCGATTTGGATCGATGCGCAAAAGAATGCACCCGACCCTCGGGTGGTCTCACACATCTACGAAGCGCCAGCCGACTGCGAGCTGGATGACCGGCAGGCGTGGGCGGCAGCCAATCCGGCGATGGGCAAGTTTCGCTCGATTGGTGACATCGAGAAACAGTGCCGCCAGGCGATGGAGATGCCAGCAAACGAGCCAGAGTTCCGAAACCTAATCCTTAATCAGAGAGTGGAAGCATCCAGCCCTTTCGTGTCCCCGTCGGTCTGGAAGGGGAATGGCGCGACGCCCGACTCAGTCGAGGGCAAGCGCGTCTGGGGCGGTCTGGACCTCTCCAGTGTGAACGATTTGACGGCACTGGTGCTTGTCACCCAAGAGGGCGATGTGCATTCTGAGTTCTGGCTGCCCAGTGAAGGGCTGGTCGAGAAGAGTCGCAAGGACCACGTGCCATACGACTTGTGGGCCAAACAGGGTCACTTGAACACCACGCCGGGTCGGGCCATCGAATATGAGTTCGTGGCCGAGTTCATGCGCGGTCTCTTTGATCGTTGTGACGTCCAGGCGATTGCCTTTGACCGGGCGCTCTTTGTTCATTTGCGCCCCTGGCTGGTGAAGGCGAATTTTTCTGAACATGAGTTGGAAAAATTTATTCCTTATGGCCAGGGCACGTTATCGATGACCCCGGCGCTGCGGGAGTTGGAGGTCAAGTTGCTGGGCAAGCGCTTGAAGCACGGCAATCACCCGATCCTTGAGATGTGCGCACGCAACGCAATTGTGGTGGGTGACTCGGGTGCACGCAAATTTGACAAACGGAAATTGCATGGCCGGATCGACGGCATGGTCGCCCTGGCCATGGCAGTGGCAATGCTCCCCAACGAAGGCACCGGCCCCTCGGTTTACGAGGAGCGGGGCGTGCTCTCGCTCTAAGACTTAACCAATAAGGTACTCATGGCAAGTTTCTGGCAAAACCTCACAGGCTTAGTGCGTAAAAGCGCCGGGTCACCTGATTGGGGAACGCTTGAGCGTTATTTGGCGTGGGCCTTTGGTGGAGGTGCGTCTGCCAGCGGCATCGTGGTCAACCCCCAGACTGCCATGCAATCAGCAGCGGTCTATTCCAGCGTCAAAGTGCTGGCTGAGTCGATTGGCATGCTGCCGATGAACCTGTACCGCAAAGAGGCCGATGGTTCGAGAACCTGCCTCTCAGATCACCCACTGCATGTGTTGTGCCATGACCAGCCTAACGAATGGATGACCAGCGTCGAATTCTGGGAAATGATGGTCGTCGCGCTGAACCTGCGCGGAAACGCTTATGCCTACATCAACCGCAACCGCTCGGGCCAGTTGGTAGAGCTGCTGCCGCTGCACCCTGACATGGTGCGGGTCATCATGGGGGCGGATTTCCGCCTGGAGTACGAGATCACGATGCCTGATGGCGGATTCAAGCGATTTGGCGTTGGGGAAATCTTCCACATTCGAGGTCTGACGTTGAACGGTTGGCTGGGCATCAGCCCGATAGCCTACGCCCGCGAGAGCATTGGCCTGGCCCTGGCGACCGAAAAGTTCGGCGGACAGCTCTTCCGAAACGGGGCCAAGATGGGTGGCGTGCTCGAACACCCCGGGAAACTGTCCAAGGACAGCTATGAGCGCATCAAAGCGAGCTTCGATGAGGCCCATTCCGGCGAAAACGCCCACAAAACGGCCTTGCTCGAAGAGGGCATGAAGTTCTCGCGCATATCGCTCAGCGCTAACGACTCCCAATTCCTGGAAACCCGCAAATACCAGCGCAGCGAGATCGCAGCCATCTTCCGCGTGCCGCCCCACATGATCGGCGACTTGGAAAAAGCCACCTTCAGCAACATCGAGCAACAATCACTCGAATTTGTGAATTACTCGCTGATGCCGTGGCTGGTCAGGATCGAAAAAGCCATCAAGCGTGACCTCATGACCCCCAAAGAGCGACGTGACCTGACGATGAAGTTCAACGTCTCGGGCCTCCTGCGCGGGGACGCCAACGCCAGGAGCGCTCTGTATCACAACGGCATTTTGGATGGCTGGATGACCCGCAACGAAGCACGGGCTGCCGAGTCTGAGCTGGGCATCGTCTTGAACCCCATGGAGGGGTTAGACCTGCCCTTGATGCCCTTGAACATGACCGATGGCACGGAAGACCCAGAAGAGGACGCCGCTGAGGCGCAAGAACCGGGTGAAGACACCGCCACGACGTCAGAAGATTGACCCAACTTTCCCGAGGTAAGGCATGCACCACCTAAATAAACCGTTCGAGATCAAGGATGTCTCGAGTAGCGGCACCTTTGCCGGTTACGGCAGCGTGTACGGCAACATCGATCAGGGCGACGACATCGTGGCCCCGGGCGCATTTGCCGATTCACTCAAATCCTTCGCCCAAAAGGGGCGGCTCCCCGCGCTGTTGTGGCAACACAAGCAATCCGAGCCGATTGGCGTCTTCACAGCGATGCGCGAAGACGAGCACGGCCTCTATGTCGAGGGGAAGCTGGCGCTGAAAACCCAGCGCGGCGCGGAGGCGTATGAGCTGATGCAAATGAAGGCCGTGAGTGGGATGAGCATCGGATTTCAGACCCAGCAAGACAACTACGACAGCAAAACCGGCATTCGCACTATTCAAAAGGGCGACCTCTGGGAGGTCTCCCTGGTCACGTTCCCCATGAACGATGACGCTCGCGTGATGAGCGTGAAAAACATCGAAGACATAACCGACTTCAAAAGAGCCGAGCGGCTCCTGCGCGATGCAGGTGGTTTCTCGCGTTCTGAAGCCGTGGCACTTGTGTCACGGATCAAGAGTCTGGCCCTGAGCGAGTCAGCGGCGGCAGACGAAAGCGAGCATTTGTTGATAGCGCTTAAACGTCGTCAGGAATTGCTGCGCACCTAGTCCCCGCGACTACTCCCCCCTAACCAACCCGCCTTGTGCGGGTTTTTTCATTTTTAGATTGGAAAAATCTTATGAGCCAGGAAATTCTCAATGCCATTGAGACTTCAAACCGTGCGTTTGAAGAGTTCAAAAAGGTCAACGATGCGCGCATCGAAGAACTGAAAAAAGGCGGTGTAACCGCTGACATGCAAGCCAAGATGGCGGCCATCCAGGCTGACATGGCTGAGCAAAAGCGTGTCATCGAGGATATGGAAGCAAAAGCCAAGCGCCCGCACTTCGGTGCCGATGGTCGCGAGATCAATCAGGCTGAAGCCGAGCACAAGCAAGCCTTCAACAGCTTCATGCGCAAGGGCAAGACTGATGGTCTGGCCGATTTGGAGGCCAAAGCCTATGCCTGGTCTACCAACAGCGGTGCGGATGGCGGCTACGCCGTGCCCAAAGTGATTGATGCCACGATTGACGCTTTGGCTGTCAACGTGAGCCCGATCCGAGCTTTGGCTCAAGTGGTTCAGGTCAGCACGACCGACTATCACAAGCTGGTCAACAAGCATGGCACGGCCTCTGGCTGGGTGGGTGAAACGGACGCACGTCCCGCCACCAACACCTCGGTGCTGGCTGACATCAAGCCCACCATGGGCGAGCTGTATGCCAACCCCCAAGCTACGCAGCAGATGCTGGACGATGTGTTCTTCAACGCCGAGCAGTGGCTTGCTGAAGAGGTTGCACTGGAGTTCGCACGTGCTGAAGGTGCCGCCTTCATCACAGGCGACGGCACCAACAAGCCGACTGGCTTTTTGGCTGGCGCAACGGCTGCCACTGCGGACTCAAGCCGTGCCTTTGGCACGATCGAGCATATCGCTACCGGCACCTCGGGCGCTTGGAAAACCCTCTCCGCCACGGTCAATCCCGCTGACGACTTGTTCACCGTGGTGAGCAAGATGAAGGCGGCCTACCGCGCAGGCAGCTCCTGGGTGACCAACAAAGCCTTGCTGTTTGAAATCATGGCGTTCAAGGACTACCAAGGTCGCTACGTTTTCAACCCGACCACCGCCCCTGGGGTGGCCGACACCATCCTGGGCTACCCGGTGGTGGAAGCTGAAGACATCGCCGCCAAGGGTGCCAACAGCTTGTCTCTGGCATTCGGTAATTTCAAGCTGGGCTACTTGATCGTTGACCGTATCGGCACCCGTGTCGTGCGGGACCCGTTCAGCAACAAGCCGTATATCGGCTTTTACACCACCAAGCGAGTGGGCGGCGCGCTGATTAACAGCGAAGCCATAAAGGTTCTGAAGTTCTCCGCGAGCTGATGACCCGAGCCCCGAGGCGAGCAATCGCTTCGGGGTTTTTTCTTTTCATATTGGGTGAACCTATGAAAAACGTTTTATTTGTCCTAGATTTTGACGGCTACAAGAAGGGCAGCCATGTGGCGGTCGATGACCAAGTTGCATGTGACGCTATTGCAAATGGCTACGCCGTGCCGAGCGTTGAGCCCATAAAACAGCCAAAAGCCTCCACCAAGCAACCTTCCACTGAGGCCGCCTGATGCCCAGCGTATTGGTCACCGCCCCCACAGAGGAGCCGGTCTCCCTGGCGGAGGCCAAGCTGCATTTACGGGTTGATTACTCGAACGATGACGTCTTGATCGCGGCGCTTATCACCGCAGCGCGTCAGCACGCCGAAAACGACACCAGGCGCGCCCTGGTAACGCAGACCTGGCGGCAGGTGCTGGACCAGTTCCCTGCGCCAGGCGTCAACATCGGAAGCGCTAATTGGTACGGGCCGCAGTGGGGCAATACCCCTGGGCCGCTGACCACCCTGAGAGCCGACGGTCGTACGGGATTTGAGATTTATCTGGACCACTCGCCCGTGGTGAGCGTGGATTCACTCCAGTACATCGATCAAGACGGGGTCACACAGACCCTGGCTTCGAGCGCCTACAAACTTGACAGCGTGACCGCCCCCGCACGCCTGGTGCCTGCCTACGGGACGACCTGGCCGACCACCCGAAACGAGATCAATGCCGTGTCGGTGACTTACACCTGCGGCTTTGGAGCTGCGGCAGCGGTTCCTGAGACCATCAAGCGTTGGATGCTGCTCAGGATCGGTGCGCTCTATGAAAACCGTGAAGAGGTGGCTACCGGTCGTGGCATCACTCTCACCCCCATGCCATTTGTTGATTCTTTGCTCACGCCTTACCGCGTCTTGGGGTTCTAAATGGAAGCGGGAAAGCTGCGTAAGTCAATCGTGATTCAGCGACGCGACAGCACCCGGGACAGCTACGGTGCCCAAGTCCAGACCTGGACCAACGTAGCACAAGTGCGCGCAGAAATTACTCCTATCAGTGGCCGCGAGCTGCTGGTAGGTCAGGCATTTAACGCCGAGGTCAGTCATCAGATCACGGTTCGCTATTTCAATGAGCTGGCTAACCCCATTGAGGTCGCCAAGCTGCGAGTGCTGTACGGCTCCCGCATTTTCAACATCCACGCCTCCATCAATGCTGATGAGCGCAACCGCATGGTCACTCTCTACGCCTCGGAGGGCTTGAACGATGGCTGAGCTGGTCAACGTCAAGGGCCTCAAAGAGTTGCAGCAAAGCATGAAGGCGCTCTCGGCCAATGTCGCCAAAAACGTCTTGCGCGGGGCCGTCAATGCGGGCGCTCGCGTGGTGCGCAACCAAGCCCGGAGCAACGCACCTGTGTTGCATGCAGCCATCCCCAGTCACCAACCTCCCGGTACCTTGAAACGCTCCATCGTGGCGAGCTTCATCCGCGAACGCTCAAACACCAACCAGGCCATGTACTACGTGACCGTGCGTCAGGGTAAAAAGTACCGAGGCCAAGGCAAGCGCCAAACCATGTCGCAAGACGCCTATTACGGAGCCTGGGTCGAGCTTGGTCACTACTTTGTTGGCCACAGAGCCCAAAACACCACCTGGGAAAACCATCGCAAGGCTCAAATGAGCCGTGGGGTGTATGTCCCCGCACATCCGTTCTTGCGCCCGGCCTATGAGGCGCGCAAGCAAGAAAGTGTCGAGGCCATGA